CTCTGACGGACCCCCCAGATTTTACTTCACCACGTAAAATCAAATTCCTTCTTGGGGTAGATAGATCTCCACCCCGCGGAGAAGCAATTTTCCTTCTCTATGCGGATGTCAGATCTTTCATCATCGTCCCCTGCCCTGTATAGACTGCGAACGCTCTCGCGTTTGGCAGTCACAGAAGCGAAAACACGAAGGGAGAAAGGTGTCCAACAAGCAGGTCGTTTCTCAACGAGGCTGATCGCATCGGCCGTCAACCGCTCCGCCATACGGCGGAGAGAAAGGGCAAGGAGCGCCCCCTCATGGCAGGGGGACAACCACGTATCGACGCGTAGCACCCTGACCCTATACCCACCGTTCGGATCAAACTGAACGTTCTTCGGGAATAGGACACGGGGCGTAGCAAAACCATCATCACCGTCAAACCCTAAGGGAATGACGAATTGAGATGGCCCTACTAAGCGGCGAGACGCCAGCCACGCGGACTTAGTCAAGGGGTGAAGAGTCCCGAGAAGTGGGTCCGCGTACCGAAGTGCATACCGGATCAACCGGTTACTGCACCTGATCTGAGCAGGAAGACTGCTCACTAACTCCTTCTGGTAGATCGGAGTAACCTCCGATCCATTGAAGTAGTGCCTCCCACAGCTCTCGTAGAACAAACCGGCGATGTGCGTCTTCTTGGTGTTAACCTCGAATCCGCACACCGTCGCCATGTCAACGAAGGCCGGGGCACACTTCGCAGGTACGATGACATCGTCACCGTACACCAGGACGTCCTGTTGTTGGTCATCTGGGGTCACAGCAGAAGCTATGGCCCAGAAGATGAGGGTTTCGAGTTCAAAAGTGAACCCGTTGCCCATGGATGAGAATTTTTCAATCCTCGTCCATTCATTCTTCACCAAGAAAGCCGGTGATCGCAGATCATCGAGAGCGTTAGCCCAATCAACAGGCAGGAGCAAGAAAACAAGCTCCTGAGCTATGGTATCGCTTGCCATCTTAAGATCGATGGTGGCTAAACCGTCACGAAGGGCACGCTCGGCACCTCGTTGGTTGTTGCCTTGATTATCCAAGTCGATACCGACAGATAGCAATCTTCTGCGGATGTATTTGCCAACTCCTTTTTGGAGGAAGCCATTCGCACGCGGTTCAACCGCAATTGTCCTATCTGTCTCCGCATTTTTCGGCACGGTGGTCAAGCGACACCCTTTCACCAGTTCGAAAACTGATGGGAGAAAGCAAAGCTCACCCCAGATATCGCACGGCTTAACGCCGCAGATCACAGCCGACCAATGAAGGTCGGCTGCTAGGAGCTCCCGGAAGACAGGGAGACACCTAGCCGTAACAGAGAAAGGAATTTCAGACATCTTCCTATCCGGTTGCGCGTACGACCTCTTCAGATCGTACGTGGCACCCGGTCCCCAACCACCGTGGAGCACCTTTTGCCAAGCGAACGGTCCCAGGAGCCTAGCGATTTTTCGACGGGCATGGTGTAACACCTGCTCCGCCTCATGACCTAGGCCATGAACGCTAGAATCCCGGATCCGTCGATTGGTGACGGCGCATTTATCTTCAGCGGTTTTAAATCGCTGATACGCTTCGGCCTTCACGTCGACCCCAGTTTGCAGACCCTTCCATTTAGAAAGGAAACTACAGACCAGATAGTCTTTCATGAATTCCTCCGACGAACGGTAGTTCTCCGCTACGATGCCGAGCGAGGCCAGTTGCGCATGTTCTGCGTACTTGAACCTCAACCAAGCACCGAGCGAAGTCGGTGTGTCGGCGGATTTGCAGATCGCGAAGAAAACCTCGCTTTCAAGGGATACCTTGACTGCATCCAGCATCGGATCCTCCTAGCTAAGAAGCTGAGATTTCGCTGCTCAACCTACAAACGCATCGAGGTGAATGGGGTATTTAGCCCCAAGCAAGTGATAACGTTCGAGACCGAGCTCGCAACCGTATTAATAATACGGCTGCAACAGCTTGATCAGCGGGTGGAACAGGCCGGTATGGGCGGTGAGCCCACTGGTGAAAGCCAGCAAGTCGTTTCGACCTGCCGCCGGCATGCGTTCTGGGAGGATGTATTCTCCCTGGGAACGACCGATGTAGGCAACCGTCGACGGCGGAATCAAACCGCTGTCGTTGGTGCCCAAAGTCTCGAGTCCGGGCGTATGGAACGCCCATTTGACACGGCTTACACGCTCCTGACTTGAAGCAGTGCGGGCGGCCGGGGGACCAGGGCGAACGAGCTGAATCGACAACCGAAAGTTGCCGATAGGCGCGGACGCGGACTGGTCTTCGAACCACCACACCCCATTCTTGTCAGGGCCGAGAGGGATGAACGTGTGAGCGACAGGGGTTGCCTGTCCATCGTTGAGAACGATGTTACCGATTGCCGGCATTAGAGGAATACCTCAATTTAGGCTGCGAGAGCAGCCTGGGTTGTCAGCGAAGATGCTGAGAGAGAAGTGCAGCTGCATTAAGCAGTTGTGCACTCGACAGGTCGGCCTTAAAGACCGGTAGCTTCGGGAACGGGTACCCCAAGAGGGGCGCCCGCTCATACCTCGTCTTCTGGTAAGTCCCAGAACCCTGATAGATGTTGAAAGTGTCACTTCCATAATCCTTCCGGGAGTCGATACGGCATTCTCCCCAGTTCCGATAGGACCTGAGGATAAAACCATCGACAAACAAGGAACCATAGATAAGCGCTGTTTCAAGCGCTCGTAGATAACCCCCGACGTCGAAAAACCAATCGACGACAAAAGAGAAAGGAGTCAGCTCCCACGCTATAGACGCGGGGTTCAAGCTCGTGAGATTAGCGAGCACCTGCACGAAAGTCTCGGGCGGTTTCATCCGCACCTTGATATGGCAGCGGTCGGACGCAGTCCATGTTACATGGCACTGGTGGTCCGGGTCCTCATTCCAGACTTGTGCCTCCTTTTGACCCGCCCCGGTGATTGTGGCTCGCGCCTCAACCACCAT